TCTGGACACATATTACCAGGACGTGGAGAGCGAAGATCCCGTCCAAGTTGACGTGTGTCTGGATGAGTATGCTGTCAAGTGCGCCAAAACTCAGCCCGAGTTTAAGATGCGTCAACTTGACCCCATTTGTAAGCCTGGCCATGGGGCTACTGGCTCGTGTGGCATCGCTGGTTTCATTGGGACTACATTTAGAACGTGTAGCCACAATGAAAATATCTCGATGTGTGTCAGAGTAGGCAAGTTCCTACCCGCACACATCAATGCCAATCGCATGGCGGAGATTGAGGGCAATTGGCGCAGACTCACTCGTGAGTTTGTACCTTGGCTCGAACAGCGTGTCCCATTCGCCTATAGGCCCATGGACTACGTAGAGTGGTGTGGCACGTTCCCACCAGCACGTAGAGACGCATTGCTCGCAGTGCGTAGCGACTGCCATGATATGCCCCCCCTCGTCGCCTCATCTTTTATCAAGAAGGAGGTGGCCATGAAGGAGAGTTGCGACCCCACATTCAAAGATCCACGGTTCATCCAGGGATGTCCACTCGAGCTTAGTGCCGGTGTTGGGCCATACCTGCGCCCATGGGTCAAGAAAGTTAGGGATGCATTCTGCCCCAACGACTATCTCCGAGGCGAGGTGGAGGAAGGCAGGCAGGTCGTCTACACCTGCGGCTTGAGTTGCCAGGAAATTGGGGAGGCTTACCACCGGAGCCTCCAGCTCATCCAAGAGATGTGCCCCGACGGTGACAAGGTCGTCGTTCTTGAAGACGACCAAAGCAGATTTGATCTTCATCTGCTTAAAGGCCCGTTCAAGTACCTCAACTCCCTCTACAGGAGCAGGCTGCCACGGCGAGTAGCTCGTCTACTTCGACGCGACGTGTCTCGAGGGACTTCATGCCTTGGTACCTCGTACAGCGTTCCGTACACAATGCAATCGGGATGGCCGGATACTTCGGTCTCCGACACGCTTGTTAACGCTGCTATGAAGTACGACATACATGGGCTTGGCCGCCCATGGATCAGCATCATTTGTGGAGATGACAGCGTCACAGTCACTCTCCTCTCCGAGATCGAGCGTATCGGCGGTCTCGAGAGAATAGTCGCAATGTATGCTGATTTTGGCATGGAAGTTGAGGCCAAGGTCACTGATGACCCCCTCCTTGCTGAATTTTGCAGCGGGAGATTTTATCCTAGCAATGGGAGCTTTGTGCTCATGCCCAAACCTGGACGCATGCTCTCGAAGATCTGCTGGGACATGAAGGCACGCAACCCCGAGAACAGGCAAGCCTGGCTTCGTGGAATTGCCAACACACTAGCCACCTATGGACAAGTGGACCCTCTCATTAATGCTCT